AGAAAGGGCGTTAAAGAGCCGCGCTCCGTGATTGGATCGTGAGAGCTGTGTGATTTGCAGGTCATACATAACATCAACGCACATGTCTCGGTCTCTACCGATTGTTTGTGAGTGTTCATCAAAACCGCTGCTAAAACGCGATATGGTATTGAAATCCATTTCATCACCGACACAAAGAACCTCATCTGGCTTAAATTTCCGAATAAATGTGGCCACATTCTTGACGGCCTTTGGGTTGTGAAAGGGAACTTGTAGATCACTTATCACGACTATTTTCAAGGTTAGTCCTCATCCTCGTCATCAAAGTAATCTGGCATGTCTGGCAACCAGTTAGGACTAGGCAGGATTGTCGCAGGATAAGTCTGTGGCGCGGTGATCATATAAAGTGCATGATCACAGCTAAACCCGGCTCTACGTAATGACTTATAATACTCATTGAGGCCAATGCAGTATTGATCTAGGGCTGAGTAGTCTGTAACGTCTATGACTTTTCTGCGTGCCATAGGATAAGTGTTACCTATTTAACATTTCTATGATGGTATCAACACGCACTTCTAATCTATCAACCTTATCGCGTAAAGATGACCCGCCGTTTGTTTTGAGTTCGCTTAGGTAATGCTTAACAAGCCAACGGACTGATGTTACAAAAGCCGCAACAATAGTTATTAGGCTGACGCTGAGGGCAGCCCAGTCTTGCGCTTGCATTATTTCTGAATAACCAGGACAGATACTGCGTGCGTGCCAGCGGCAGCAATAGCGTAAATAGCGTTGGTGTGGTTTTGTAGCACAACTTGGTCTCCAGCGTCTATCTCATATCCATTGGCAGTAGTTACATCTGCGCCACCAATATAAATTTTGCCGTTAGTTGCGTGTAAGTGAACTTCCTCAGCTGCTGAGTCATTGGCCACGATGATAGATCGTGTTGTGGTGATTGTGTATTGTGCGCTAGAAATTGTCATTTTATGATCCTTTTGTTAGTTGTTATTTTTTAGGTGTTGCATATCCAAAGACACCGGCAAGGATTGCCCATAACACGGCGCGGTAATCAAGTGAGAAGTTGCTTGCAGCCCAAGCTGACAAGAACGCACCTGCGGTTAGAAATACTGGGTGTTTCATTTGTTTGCTCCTAACATAGGTATTTCAAAAAAAGAACCATCCTGGTCAGCCTTACCTTTATTGAAGGAGATGTGGATATGGCTGGTGTGTGGGTTGACCCCACTGTATTTACGCCACTTCCAATTAAGGATTCGGCTAGCAATCTTGTGGTTATGAATGACATAAGATATTCGTTTAGCAGGATCAGACTTCGCATATGCACGAATTTGATTTGCCAAGTAGATACTTTCAGATTTGTGCTTTGTGAGGTCTGAGTCAATATCAAGGGCACGAACCCAGCCCTGAGCATCAGGCGTATGATCTGATTTACTGTCATGCTTAGCGTCTCCAATCCAACCGTCAGTTCGACGGTCGCGGTTCGGATACGTGTCATCTATCTGCTCGCGTAATTGGATTGCGCTTTTGCTTAAACGCGGTTTCACGCTAGTAGCAAGGCCGCTTCTTCGGCAGTGATGCCTAAGCGTTCTAACAAAGCCGCCTTCTCCGCACTACGATCAACGTCAGTTGTTGTGCCGTTGTGTTGCGCTATAACCTTTTCAGCCTTTGCTTTGTCGGTTGCAGTAATGTCAAGACGTAAAATCTCTAGTTCTACTTCTGGTCTCCCATTGACAATTACTCCAGCAGAGTCTAACTCTTCTAAAAGTTCTTTACCGTTTAGATTTGTTGGTTTTTGAAATTCAATCATTTTTATGCTCCTAAGTAATCTACGCCGAACCATGAATAATACCAAGTTGCATCAGCAGTTAAAAGATTTCGATTTGCCCCTGAATCTTGGAACACTTTGGTTTCTAAATAATCATTCACTGCCAAATCCATTGTCAAACTCATAGTGTTAACTGATGCAACGGAAGTTGAACTTGCATGTTTAGTAGTCAGTGCATAGTAAGTGCCATTTTTGAATAAAGATGAGGCTCTTTCGCCAGCGCCGCCTTGTGAAATGTAGTGTGAAAAATATACCTGATATTTTCCAGCAACAGGAATTGTTATTCTGCCTGTATTTGTAGCAGTTGAATGAAAATTATTTGTGTCAAATAATTCGGTATTCCATGTAATCAACGTGTCAGCATTATTAGTGCAAGATATACTAGCGTTTCCCGTAACCAAACAACCTGCATAACTTACCCCACCGGAAGGGGCTACAGCCACCCATGCTGATCCGCTGTAATACTCAGTTGAGTTAGTGTCCTTTAGGAAAGACATGTTGCCTTCTTGTGGGGAAGTAACGGCTGCGGTTCGAGCAGCTGCGTCTGCAAATACCCAGACACCCTGCATTAAATAGCCGTTTGTGTCTGCGGCTGATAAAACATCGCCTGTGTTAAAAGTCTTAAAACCTAATCCTGCTGCCATCTTATCCCCTTAATATGTCATTACTGACGTGCCGATTATACCGTATAAAGAACTATCTAGAATGAAACTTTCGATGATTGGCTCAGATGTTACAAAGGTTGTATTCCAAGTGCCTGGAGTGATTTCGTGTGCTACTCCCATACATTGCAAAGTCTTGTCAATAACTGTGCCATCTTGCCCTACGTTCTTTACACGGATGGTGTCAAAAAAATCTAGGGTAAGAGCTGCTGTTGTGCCTGCTGCGTAATCGGCTGTGTTTATATCAAGAGTAAGGGCATCAACCCGTAAAGTGGTCTCTGCCCGTGTCGCAGTATAAGCCCTGGCTATATCTAATGCTTGTGCGTCTGTCTGGACTAACAAGTCTGTAGCTGTGTAAGAGTGTGGGAAATACTTGATTTGGCTATCTGTGTTACTGGCAGTCTGGGCTGTGCCGCCTGCGCGAGTAATGGAAGTTTGGTTGATAATCAGCTTGTCATCTAGGGCAGTAACTATGTTGCGGTAGGAAATGCCAGTGCCGTCATTAGAAAAAAATGTTGGATTTACTCCAGACTTGCTTTGAATAGATGCTCTGCTTAAAAACTCAGCATCTCCAGAAGGCAGGATGTAGAACGCGCCTTGCTCTGAGAATTCCATGTTTTTTATTGCTTGAAGTGAAGTGCGAGAAGTGCCAGGGTCAGCCTGAACGGTAGTTGAGCCTGCCTCGATGCTACGCATAGATGTAGGGAAGCCGATTGTGTCCAGAATATCGGTTACACGGTTGCCTGTGGTTTCGCCAGCAGTTGCGCCTGTAACGGTGGTAATGTTAGACATGTTAAGCAAACGGAAAGCATCAGCAAGTTGTATATCAACGTAACCTATGTTTTGCTCTTTATCCCAGGTGTAGTTATAGGCAGTGGTATAGCCTGAAAATAAGAATTCTTCATCAGCTGAGATACGCACCTTGCGCAGTGGCACTAACTTGCCAAAGTAAGGTGATGATGGGTTAGTTGGATTCCAATCGCCATTCTGATCTAACACTCTAACTGTGGCTGTGCCAGCCTGAAATTCCTCTTGCAATAGGTTATAACCACGTCTAATACTGACTTTGTTGACCTGATTTGAAATATCTACTGTGTCAGCAGCAGCATCTGCCAGCGTATTTGTGCCAAGAATTCCTTGATCCAGAATAAACGGATAGCCAAAAGTTGCACCAGAGGTAAAGTCAAACACGACAACTAGGGTAGGTGTTGCCACTACAAACCGCCTGCAAAACTTTGGATGGTGCTGTAATTGTTGCTGTTGCCATTGGCTGAGTTATTGACTGAGGCCACGCCTATGCCATATTGAGCAGCTGTTGGGTCTATAAATATGCGTAATTCGGTAGGAGTAAATCCACGATCTGCGTTAGGCCGAGAGAAAGCATCTTGATAATTCAAGTCCATATTGCTGCTAGGAGCAGATTTCAAAGAATCTAAAAAGGCTCTAGTTTCTGCCATTGCTAGGTCAAAACTTGGGTCTGCCATGTTGATTAAAACATCCTGGTAATCCTCAGCCAGAATCTGGGCTGGAGTTTTAACCTTTGCTGCACCTAAGAGTTCTAGTTCGGTGCGCAGTTGTCTTACGCTGCGTAATGCTTCTAATACTGAATCTGATAATTGACCAAAAGGATCAACATTGCCAGCAATAATTGCGGCTATTTGAACTGATAAAAGTTCTTGGGCTAACTTGGCAGCGGCATCTGCATTGCCTAAAAGAATTTCGCGTTGAAGTTTAAGTCTAAGGGTTTCATCCTCAGTTACTTTGCCTTGAAGCGCAGCTGTATTCTGGATTAAATCCATGTCAAAGATTTTAGAAGATGCCTCTAAAACATTTTGAGCCTTTTTCAAGGCTAATTGTTTTGTCTGCTCAGCGGTCAATTTCTTAGTATTAGATACTATTGTTGTTGTTGCCTTGCTAGTAGCCTTAGTATTTTCAACAATCTTCTTTGAATTACGAACAGACTTAATTTCAGCCTTGCCCGCTTTTCTGAAAAACTCTAGGTAAGAACCAACCACCGGAATAGATTGAAGGCTAAACAAGCCTTTGAGCAGGTTAGCACCAGGTATAGACTTAATCTTTTCAATCATTACGCTAATGCCTACGATTACCTCAGCAATAGATGTCGAGAAGTCATCCATGGCATCGCTAAGGTTTGTAATGTTGTTATCTGACAGGTTAGACAGGGCGATGACCAAACCTTCGCCAATAGTTTCTTTAGCGTTCTCAGTTGATACTTTTAGAAGGTCTAACTGGCCTTTATAGGTCTGAACGGCTGCTGCCGCATCGCCTCTGAAGTTAGCACTTAGGCTGGCAATGATTTGGTCTAGATCACCGGATGCAACGGTGGCTTTGCTGATACCGCCACCAAGTCTAGTAAGTGATGTGTAGTTTCCTAGATAAGCCTTGCTTAACGCTGCGCTGACAGCGGCTACGTCTTTGCCTGTTCCAGCTGATATGTCTAAAGATAGATTGAGAAGTTTTTGAGCCTGAGCATAATCTCGTGTTGCGATAAGCAAAGACTGGAAAGCAGGGCGCAAGAAATCATCTAGCACTCCTGTGGCTTGCTGGGTCTTGTTAATAAAGTTTTCAACATCAACGCTATTAAAGGCCAAACCTAAGTTTGAAAGGGTCTTAGTAAGTTGTGCTGCTGCCGCATCATCTTCAACAAACGCTTTAAGTGATTGCTGGCCTAAACGGAAAGCCTTTTGCGCACCTGCCAAACCAACGTATCCGGCCGCTAGGCTCTTTACGGCTTTAGTTAAACCAAGAATATCCTTGTTGGCTTTGTTGAAGGCTGCCTTGCCTTTGTATTCGGCACCAATGCCGACCATTAAGTCTGTTGTTGCCATTATCGACCTACCCTTGTTCTAAACTTAGCGGCTGCGCCTTCTATGGCTTTGATAACTGCGGCGTTGGTTTTGCCACCATCTTCAGCCCATGCACGATAAATTAAACGGC